GTCGGCGTCCTCGCGCGCGCGGGGTTGTACCCCCACCCCCCTCGGTCTGTCAAGCCTCGCCGCCCCTGGACTTCCCGACGTCGTCCCGCTACCCTCGCGCGCGCCTCATGCGCTCATCTCCCGGACGATCGGGCATCGGGCAGGGAAAGGCTCCAGGGGAACCCTGGGAAGTCCTGAGATCAGCTCTCAGACACGCGCTCAAACACGCTGTGACCTGCGCAAACACACTCGGGCTTGACACGGGCTGTGCAAGTGGTGCAAGCTGTGACCAGAACGAAGCACGGCAGACAGCAAGCGAGGCGCAAGCCAAGCGGGCAGGAAGCCAGCCGAGATCGGGGCTTGACTCACTGACACACATCAGGTAGAGTCGAGCTCAGCAAGGCAAGAGCAGGACCCAAGCGGACCCGCTTCCCAGTGATCGCAAGAGCGTAGGGAAGTACCCGCAACGAACGGGACCAGCAGCCAAGCGAAGCAAGTTGCACAGCCCAGGGAAACCTGGTAGAGTGAGACCAGAACGAACCGCAGGACAGCAAGAAACACCGGGTTGACACACCAACACAGACCTGGTAGAGTGAGACCAGAACGAAGCGCAGGACCCGCCCGAAGGGCGGTCGAGCACGGACTCGAAGAACCGCACCTTGAGAACTCAACAGAGCGCAAGCGACACAGACGAAGAACCTGCCTGCATGGTTTGTGGGTGGGAACTGACTTCCCAGACTGTGAGTCTGGACACCCCCCAGGGGGTGGGCGAGTGGCTGGCAGGCACACCAGGTTCGAGCCCTGGGCACTCACTGGTCACAGCACCGGCTGTGACAGTGTTGCAACTGAGAGGGTTGGACATGATCTACTTCCGAGTCGGTCACGGCATCTACACTCAGGCACTGCGACGGGCGCGCTCCAAGAGCCAGCTCATCGCCGCTGCCACCTCCACTCCGGAGGAGATGCCCGCGTCGTACGCCTACTACGTCGCCGACGACCTGGAGTCCGGCTACGGCGTGGCTGGTGACGGCACCCTGGTCGGAGTCTTCTCCCTGATCAAGGGGCGGGGTGTCGACCTGGTCTGGAGCTCGATCCTGCACCACGGTGCGGATCGCCTGGACTGCTTCGATGGCTTCCTGCCTGAGTACTACAAGCAGTTCGGCTTCACCGAGTACGAGCGCGTCCCGAACTGGACGCCTGGTGAGCCTGACGTGGTCTTCATGCGCTTGACTGTGTGACAGTGTGAGTGTAGGGTGAGTGGCACACACCGGGGTTCGAGTCCCCGGCATCCACTGGGATCGTGTGATCCTGTGACAAGAGAGATCTGAGGAGATCAACATGAGCGTGACCCTGGAGAAGACCCGTTCCTCGATCGCCCGCAGCAAGCGTGCGGCCCGCTGGAACGAGCGTCTGCGCCGGAACGACCTGGACGCGCTGCGTCGTCAGCTCGCCATCCAGGCGTACCGAGCCTCGAAGTAGTCGGGGGTCCTGATGATCCACCCGAGTGGTGTGTGGTTACGGGACGAGACGGAACGGAAGCCCGAGGAGATCGGGTACCCGGAAGTGCACAGGCGAGAGCCTGCATGACACCGGGGGAGTAGTAGACAGCGCGACCGGCAGACACCTGGGTTCGAGTCCCAGGCGCGCACTCAGCAACCATGCTGTGACAGTGGGAGTGGACTGTGTACGAGATCGACATCGAGACGCTGGCCGAGTGGGCGGAGAAGGCTCTGACCCGACCGAGCGACGCAGCGTTCTGGGATGAGCGGCTGTACGAGACGCACGGGTCGACCCTGACCTGGGCCGAGCGTGGGGACGACATCCTGGAGGAGTCGAACTACCTCAGCGCACTGGAGATCGTCCAGGGGGCGGCTGAGTCCGAGGACGACGTGATCGACGCAACGTGCGGTCACTGGCTGGTCGGGTCGCTGCGTCAACTGTTCGTCCGAGTGTACGAGGACGACGGGGTGACGTTCACCGCAGCCTGGAAGGCGATCGTAGAGATCGGCGAGGGCCTGGAGTCGTACCCGATCGTGGACGAGTCCGACTACTCCGAGCGTGAGTGGAAGCTCTACGAGGAGAACCTGAGCGAGGCGATCGACCAGGCGCAGCGTGACTACGACCTGGACTCTGACGCTGAGGCGCAGGAGCTCCGTGACCGGCTGTACGAGGTCGCAGGGGACCGGCTGCCCTGGGATGGGGCGGACGTGAGCTGGAACGCAGTCGAGGAGCTGTACGCCGAGCTGCGGGACGAGTACTTCGAGGCCAAGGCGTACGACGCCTTCCGTGCCTTCCTGGGTGAGCACCCTGACCAGCTCGCCCTCCCGATCGCGGTCTGACCGCACAGCCTGACTGGCAGACACCCAGGTTCGAGTCCTGGGCAGGCACTGGGCATCCCCTGAGTGGCAGGGGAGCTCTGATCCGAGGAGAGATCCAGATGGTTCCCAAGTTCCGCGACAACCGTGAGTCCACCCGCGACGACCGTCGCAAGGGCAAGGCTCTGGCTCAGCAGCGCAAGTTCGCCCGGTCCGTCAAGTACGGCGTGGCCGAGTCGGTCGACGTCGCCAAGGAGTTCTGAGCATGATCGTGCAGCGCATCCTGAACCGCATCACGGACGAGAACGTCCAGGACATCATCGACACTGCGTCGTACGGCGGGATCACGTACTGGGCGACCGAGCCCACGGCGGAGGAGTTCGCCGCCCTGCCCGAGGGCAAGGAGTACACCATCGTGGAGGGGGTCGATGACTTCCCCTTCGGTGGCCGCGAGGTCGAGGCGGTCCACTACCTGAGCAAGGACGAGATCCGAGCGGCGTACGCCAAGCTGCTCGACCCGAGTCAGGAGTACGTCGGCCCGATGGTGGCTGGGTACATCCTGGACTCCTGGCGGGACCGTGACGAGGACGGCATCGACTGCGGGCACATCGACGCGACTGCTGCGGACGTGATCGTCCAGGTGGCCGCGCTCGGTGAAGTACGGTACGGCTGACGCCGTGAGGGTGAGTGGCACACACCAGGGTTCGAGTCCCTGGCACCCACCGGGCAACCCTGCCCTGAACGAGGAGTGATCATGAGCAAGGCGCTGAGCCGCAAGCAGGCCGAGCACGTCAAGGCTGAGATCGAGAAGCTGTACCCGCTCGACGCTGGGTACTTCTTCCTGGCCGACCACGACCATGAGGGTCTGAGCGAGGGTGCCTGGTCCCTGGCCCTGGAGGGTCACCCCGAGTGGGTGTTCGAGGTCACGGAGAAGGCGGGCAGCGAGCCCGAGTGGCTGCCGGGTGTCTTCCTGGAGCCCGTGACGAGCTGGTGCCTCGGCATCTACCCCGCTTGACGGGAGGGCCGAGAGTGTGAGAGTGTGAGCACATCGGCAAGGGAGACCGGCAGGCCCCAGGGTTCGAGCCCCTGGCTTCCACTCAACCTGATCCAACCCCAACCTGTGAGAGTGAGTACACCATGAGCGACGACATCCTGAGCGAGATCAAGGGCCTGAGCCACTGGAAGCTGGCGGTGGACGCCGAGTCGAGCACCCCGGACGACGAGGACAGTGCGGGAGCCCGCTTCCTGCGAGGCATCCGTGACAGTGTGATCGAGGCGGTCGAGTGGCGCGTCGAGCACGGCGAGTTCAGCCTGGCCGAGGCGGTCGAGAACGTCCGCTACGAGGGGGCTGACGGGGAGATCGCAGACGGTGCGGTCCCGATCTACACCTACGACAAGTGGCTGACCTTCACCGACCTGGGTGCCTGGACCGAGGACGTGAGCGAGATCGCCGACACCAGCGAGTTCGCCGACCTGGACACGCAGGCTGGCTGGGCGCTGTACCTGATCGCCTACCGGCTGGTCAGCAAGCTGCTCCAGGACATCGAGGACAACGCGGGGGAGTGACCCCGAGGGTGACCGGCAGGCACCGAGGTTCGAGCCCTCGGCACCCACTCAGCAACACCGCTGACTCACGAAGGAGATCCCATGTTCAAGACGATCAAGCGCACCCTGGCCACCCTCGCGATCGGCGTGGCGGTCGGAGGCATCACGCTCGGTGGAGTGCACGCCGAGGCTGCACCGCAGCCGCCCAAGGTGATCCGGGTGGTCGTGACCAAGCCGATCATCGTGGAGGTGCCCACCTCCCGGCTCCCGAAGAAGGCGTGCGGGTACGAGGACGACAACGACTGCTTCTGGGATGCTGGCAAGCGCGGGAACGGCAAGGGCTACTCGTTCTGGGTGGACAAGCAGGGTCGAGTGATCTACCTGGACGCCAAGCTGCGCGACAAGGAGAAGCAGCTCGCCTGGGACAACGCCCAGCGCAAGGCGGGCAAGGAGAACTGGCACACGGTCGACGGACACCGTGACTGCTGGGCCAAGATCGGCGACACGTCCTACGTCCAGTGCTGGGACGGGTACAAGACGACCTCCTGATCGGGGGGCAGGAGGTAGGCAGGGAGACCGGCAGACACCGAGGTTCGAGTCCT